AGGAATCAAACCGTTTCTTTCACCTTTCATTTCTGATAGAACCGCGCCTGCACAATCCTGTGAGGTGCCCGTGTAGATGCGTTCGCGCATTTCGTCGGGGTCATTGTTTCGGCAGGCTGATACGCTGTGTTTGTAGGCGTATTGTTTGGCGATTCGTTCTTCAAGTTTTTTTAGGCTTCGTTTATGCGGCAAGTCTAGTGTTCTCCAAAGTTTTGTCGATAAAGTTGTGCCGTATGCCACTCGATGGCGGCAAACAACACGGGGGATATAAGGGAAGAGAAGCGGTTGCACGCTTCAAACTAATTAAAATTATGGTTGGGGTGTGTATTTAAAACTATCGGTAACAAGCCACAATATAAGCTTTGCAGATACACTTTCACCATACCTTATTTATATATCCAGGTGAATTTTGCATAGAAACAATGCACTATTATAAACCTTTTCGATAGCTATTGTGAGCACCAACAAATAGCTTATGATAACAGGTACTCATAGAAAGAAAGAAAACTACCGCTTAAACCGCAATAGAACAACCAACAAAACAGTCGTTTTTCTCTCCCTACCCCTTATTATTATAATAAAAATAAAATAGTGTCAACTAAGATTTGAAGAAAAGGGAAGGGAAGCGGTTAGGGTTCAGATAAGGGATTATGGTGGCTTATCCGTTTCGCCTAGCATAAAAGCTTCCCATAGGGGCATGAATCTTTCAAGTATTTTTCTCCTTCTGCTGCTTGTTGCGAGGCGTGTTTGTACAGGTAATTTTCTCTTGTCTAAGAAGTGAGTTATACCCCGAGTGATGGCAGTGCGTATTACGCGGTAAATGTAGCTTGTGGATCGTCCGGTGGCGTTGCTAAGTTGGTTTATGCTGTACCCAAATTTGGAAAGTTTGATGATTGCGGCTTTTTCTCTCTGTAATGGTTTAACGTGAACTGTGCCTTTGGGGTATGGGTGGGTGCGGGTGTATTGTTTGCGTGTGAAGCCATATACACAGCCATCGTCTTTGGATCGGTGAAGATGTTTAGCTGGGGTGATAAAGTCCATTTTATTCTACCTCTGGGCTGTCTTCGCCCTCATCACAGGGCTCTACGGTTTGCCCAACAAAATCATCTTTGCTTCCATACACCGCGTCTTTCTCATACCGCTCAACAGGAGGCTTAACCACTATAGCCCTTACAGGGGGTGCAGTAGGTTGCACAATTCTTACGGCTCGGCGCTGATCCCTCACCGATTCTTTACCATCAAAATATACGGCTAAGATATTGCCTGGACGCTGTTCAACTTCTATTTTGGGAAAATGTTTAGTGACTAAAGTTTCAATATCAGTTAAACGCAGGGTTTTATCGTTAAATTCATATCGGACTTCGGCTAGTGACACGCGACCTATGTCGTTGAATATGTCTTTGCGGGCGAGTTCTAAGATGATTTTGGCTTGGTCGCGTGGGGTTATGTCTGTTTCTTGTGCGGCGTTGTGTTTGGATTCAATGTGGTTTACGGGGGTAGTTTTGCCTTGACATATTTTTAATGTGTTTAGGGTAGGGGTCTGAGTATCAAAAGTATCTGTTGTATTTACTGGTGTTTCGGTGGTTGTTTCATCGGTTGTTTGGTTGCCATATAAGATGGTGTGCCATCTGTCAGCATGATAGGCTGATGTTAAATCGGTTGCGTATTCATGTGCTGATTCGTTGCTGATTAAAAGTTTTGATGTGGCTACACGAATTATGGTTGCCATGTAGTTTGTGCTGTTGGGGGTGATAAAGTTGTCTGTGCATACTTTTGCGAGTATGTATAGTTTATCGTTTCGGGAATATTTATTAGATAGATTATTCTCTCTATTCATACGCAGTTAGCCCCTGCAATCTTTTCTTTATGTTGCTTTTAGTTAGCGGTTGTTTATATTTAACAGTTGTTACCCAATAAAGTGTATCTACCCAAAATTAAGTAACAGAAAAGCGTACCTACCCAAAAATAAGTAACCATAATTAGTGCCTCTTTACTGCCGTGTTTGGTATGTCGTGTTCTGCGCCTTCAACTGTTCGGGGTTTATGCCAAGGTGTCACCGCTGAAGCTGGAATAACCCTGTATTTGTCGCCATCAACGCAGCCTTTGCATGTGGACCCACGATCCGCACAGACACCGCATTTAACCATGTTCTGCGCTCATTTTGCTGGTGCCTCTATGTCAACTAGGACTCGGTCTAACGAGCCGCAGGTGCTGCAATGATAGATTAGGCTGTGGAGTGTCATGGGCATGTGGCAGACAGGGCAAAAATGAGACTTCTTCATAGTTATGGGTCTCCTACAAAATCAGCTATTTTCTGCATTACTTCAGCCAACGCCTTCCCCGTTAATGGTGGCGTGTAGGGTAACCGTAGGACTTGCCAGCCTCTTAACTCCATTAAGTTGTCTATTTCGCGGTCATTCTCTATGGCTTTGTCTGAGCCGTGGACCTGCACCCCATCCAAATATACTGCTTTGCGTTTTTCTCGCCATAAAAAGTCGGGGATTGTCATGCGTAAGATAACTGTGTCTTGGGTGGTCATGCCGCCGGTTAAACCCATGCGGGATAATTCGGCGAAGACGGTGTATTCTGCTTTAGAGACTGCGCCATCACAGCGAGCGTAACGGTTCATGCCTTACGCTCCTTTAAGCAGCGTTCACATATAACATAGAAGCCATAGGGTAAATCTTTAGGTTTAGGTAGTGCTGTATGGCAGAATTGGCAGTCGTAGACAATGTGGGTTTTAGGATGCTTAAAATCGGCTGGAAAACCTTTAGACATTAGCGGCCCTCTGTGATCTTCTGCGCTTTAAGCAGGCATTTGATGTATGCTGCCTTTTTGCATGTGATTTGGCATTGGCATGTTTCGGGTCGGCGCTGCATAGACAATGTAAGGGTGACGCGGTTTTGAGATGCGGGACAAAAAACATTAAGCGTGGGCATTATGGGTTCTCCCAGCACATCATAAGTATAAACCATCTTTCTTGCCCGCCTATATTGCGGTGAAATCTTGTTCGATCTACATGTGGAAACTTCACGGTTACTGCTCCTTTGTTTGGCATTTTTGGCATGTGTATGTTCCCTTTGTGAAACATGCGTCACTATTACGGCTAGACACCGCTGCTATGCGTCCAGGGTGAAAAGTTGCAGATTCTCCTTTCTGTATGACTGCTCCGCATGTGCTGCATGTGTGGGGTTTAGCAACGGTAACGGGTCGGGGGTTGTTGCGGGCTGCCATGATTGTATGAAAGTTTTGTAGTGCAGCGTCGGCGACTGCTTGTTCTTTTTCTCGGATGGCTTTATCTTGGTGGTATTGGTTGAGGAGTTCTTGGATGCGTTCTTTGCTTAACATACACTTGTGCCTCTGTAGGCTAATACACCACACAAATATATAAGCCTTTTAATTTGTATAAAACCTTAAATAGTTAAAACGTGTAAGCATTAACTAAAGAGGAAAAAGTATGGTGCTAATATCAATAGATCAAACCGACAAAGACGAAATCGATGCACTAAGCCGCAAATTCGCGGAGAAACTAAACGTAAAAGGCGTATCATACGCCGTCACAATTCACGAGTTAGTAAGATTCTACAAAGAACATGAGGTGAAAGCATAGATGTATCAATGCAGCCAATGTAACAAGCAGTTCCTACACACCGCCAAACTCACAGAGTACAGCACCCCCCAAGATATAGCGTTAGATGAAGACACCACAGCAAAAGGCGTAATGAACACCCTTGATGCTTCTGTCTGTCCATTCTGCAAATCAAAAGCCTACACTGAAACCGTAGAGGAAAAGCAGGTCGGCGGCATCAAATTAGAAGACATCGGCAGCCTTATCGACTGCGCCCCAAGCGAAGCAAACAATTACTTAGATCAGGGTTATGTGCTTTATCAGACCTGGCAAAAAAACGTGTTCTTAGTCAAGTTAAAGCAGAAAGCGCCAGTTGACGCGGAGCCTGATGAGTTAGGCAAAATTATTCAGGCGGGTATTGAGCAAGCCAAAAAGGAGGCACAGCCATGACTCTTAAGCTTGCGTCTCAGCACTGTCTCAACTGTGGGTTTTATGGTGAAGCAGCCATGTGTGCAAATCGGAAGTCAGATGTTTATGGTGAACGGTGCCACATGAATGATTGGTGCAGCCAATGGGGGCAAAAACAGTGATTGCTATACCTGAATATGGCGGTTTCAGAGACTACGCGCAGATAGCGGTGAATTTGGCGTATTTGCATAAGAAACAGGTGAACAAACATGACTGAAAATCTTGAGCGTAAAAACGAGTTAGCATCCCAACCCTTCCAAGAATTAGATGTCCGTGATGAGGGTCAAATCCTTGCAGAGATGCGCGGCGAGTTCCTAGAGCAATATGTATATAGTTTCACTCAAGCAGGCCGTAACATCACTAACTTGTCCTATGTTGGCGTGAAAGAAGCTATACGCAGACGTGGTCATGTGCAAATCCTTGATCACCGCGTTGAAGAAGTTAATGGGAAATACCGCGCTACCGTCCTAGTGCATGACTTAGTAAACGATATTGATGTTCTTGGCGTGTCTGAAGCTGAAGTTAACAAACCCTTTGCTTATGTGCTGGCAGTTAACAAGGCAGAGCGGAACGCATTTATGAAAATCATCCCCGCCAAATTCTACGCAGAATTAATCACTGAGAAACTAAAAATTGCAGCACGACCTACGCCGGTTAATGTTACTCCTAAACCTGTGTCGAATTTGCCTAAACAAGAACAAATTGAAATGGCGCTTGTGGAAGCGAAACTCAGTGACCTATTAACTGTAGCTAAAGAAGAAGACAACATAACAGTCCACTACAAGACACTGCTTAAAACTGAGGACTTCAAAACCGTATGCCAAATTGCTGAACGCTTTGGCGGCAAATGGAACAAAGAAAACGGCGTCTGGATCATACCCGAGGGAGAGGTTACGCCATGATTGTCTGGAAATACTGCTCCGACTGCGGACGACAACTAAGAACACGCCGCAGTATCCGGTGTCAACCCTGCTCTGTCCGGTACCGTGCTAAACTGCAAAACCACGATTGGCAACCCACCGAACTGGAGGTTTTGCAAGCGTACTGTAAAACCCGTGAAACCCTAACAGAATTAACAAGAGAAATCGCAGAGACCAGGCAAACGGCGGTGGCGTTGCGGAGTAAACTGTTAGCGCGTCATAATGCTCAGTCAATTCAGAATAAAATACATTACTTACAGGACAGGGGATGCTTATCGCGTATGGAGGGGGCGGTGTGTTTTGTGAAGGTGGAGCCGTTAAAATGTTAAAGTTCCGGCTGCCATCGTTTTGTCCGGCGCGTCACTTGAAGGTGGGTGAAGCTTTGGTTTGCCCGAAACTTGACGCAGAAGGTGGCTGCCGCCGCTGCATGAATGATAACATAGATGTTGAGGTGGACCCAAAGTGACATGTCGTAAAGGATGCACTTGGAACGCTACTGATTATGATGGGCAAAAAGCCTTTGGCGTTATGTTGCCGAATGTGACTAAAGCATGGGTGGACTCATATGTGCCTGAATGGTGGAGAAAACCAAAATGATGGTTGCTGAGACTAGCCGCCAAAGCTACCACAAATTATCCCCCACAAAGATTCCGTCTGAAGCAGACCGATGCCTAAACATATTTGTGGGTAAGCCGCATTTGGTGTTTAGCCACCGAGACATAGCCATATCCACAGGGTTAGCGGTCAACGTTGCACAATCACGCTGTAACTACCTGTTAACCAAACGACACGCCATAGAATACGCAGGGATCTACTACGATTTTATGACCAAAAGAAGTGTACAGAAATACCGGCTGGTAAAGCATAAAAAGAAAACCACACAGACAGATGAAACTAATCCGATAGGAGATCATCAAGCATGAGTACACGAATACATTGCCCTTACACCTATTGCAGTCCTAGTTGTCCAGCATGGGATAGCTGCAAAGGCGAACCAGATAAGGAGTATGAAAAGAAATGAGTCAGCCCCTTATCTTAGATGCTACAAGCAGCTTCCGGCGCATGTGGAAAAACAAACAGCACCCATGGACCGTTTACATGGACATACGAAGCAACAAACAAATCCACAAAGACTGGCACGAGTGCATGATACAAAAAGGCCGCAACACAGACATAGGCTTCACTAACCTAACCATTCAAGCAGACTTTTCGCATCTACCCTTCAAAAGCAACACCTTTAAGCATATCAGCTTTGACCCCCCGCAACTTATCCGCTTAGGCAAAACAAGTATTTATTATAAACAATTTGGCGCGTTAGAAGCTGATACTTGGCGTTTAGTTCTCACGCAGGCGGCCAAAGAGTTAATTCGAGTACTGGATTACGGCGGTACACTCAATGTTAAGTGGAGTGACCGCGACATAGACTCTGAGGAAGTTCTAAAGCTATTTCCAATTGAGCGATTATACGGTCAAGAAGGCGCTCACGGTGCAAGCAGTAAGACTAATTGGTTTACTTTTGTGAAGCTGCCAGTTATTGAAGAATCAGTTAAAGTGCCGGAACTTTTGGGGGCTGTTATCGGATGAGTTCTACTACTCTAGTGCAGCAAAGATTATGTAAAGATGTCAAGCTAAAGAAGCCCTACGCTTACGGCCCTTACAATGTGGTGCGGGGAGATCGTCAAGCTATCCGCATAACAGAGGGATGCGTTAACAACTGCCCCCAATGCTACGAACCGACACAGCTTAAAATATTTGGCATTCCTGAGATCGTTAAGAACGATGTGCTTATCTTTGACATGAATTTGCTATGCAAACCCGAAGCTCTAAAACTGATTGAGCAACTTGGAGCTAAAAGGGTAGGGGAAAAGGTTGTAAAGTATGAGCTTGTCTGTGGCATAGATTTTAGATTCCTAAATCAAGACTTAGCTAACGCGCTCTATAAGAATCGGTTTGTACGGATGCGCCTAGCATGGGACACGCCTTATGCAGATCAGAAGCGGATTAAGAAGGCTCTCGATATGTTGCTTAAAGCTGGCTATCAACGCAAAGACATCATGGTGTTTATGCTCTGCAACCACAAGCGAGTAAGCTACACGGAGAACTGTAAGAAACTAGACCTGTGCAAAGTGTGGAACGTCAAAGCCTGCGATTGCTACTATGACGGGTTAGTGATGCCTCATGTTATCCCTATCGGTTGGGCTATGGAGCAAATAATTAGCTTCCGGTCTAAGGTGCGCAAGCATAACCAGATTGTTAACTTTGGGATTGATCCAGAGGTTGATTGACGGATGAGCGTTACTTGTCTAGCTCTTCCTAACAAAAAATACCAAGTTATCTATGCTGATCCTGCTTGGCAATACGATAATACAAACGGTTTTGGTGAAGGACCAAACGGTGCTGCATTGCACTATGATGTAATGAGTTGCCAAGAAATCTGTAATTTACCCATACATTCCATATCTGATAAAAACTGCGTTCTATTCCTTTGGGCAACTGTACCTCTAATGCCTGAAGCTTTTAAAGTTATGGAAGCTTGGGGTTTCAAATACAAAACTATGCTAACTTGGCGAAAAGTAAACTCATTAGGCTTAGGCTTCTGGTTCAGAGGACAAACAGAGCATCTTCTAGTTGGAACCAAAGGAGATGTCAAATGTTTCCATAGCCAAAAACCAAATGTTATACAAGCTAATGTTCATAAGCATTCAGAAAAGCCCCGACAGTTTAGAGCTTTAGTTGAGGAAGTAACGAAGGGTATAGGTCCAAAGATAGAACTTTTTGCCCGCGAAAGACTTGAGGGGTGGGATTCTTGGGGAAATCAATTACCCGCGACAATGCAAGTTTGTCTTGCGTTGGATCATGCACATCCGATAAAGGAGAGAAAACAATAATGTTCTCTTATTATGGGTCAAAAAGCAAACTGGCCCAGTATTACCCTTACCCAAAATATAATGCAATAATTGAACCTTTTGCAGGTAGCGCAAGATATTCCTTATTTGGAGAAAATTGGAAAAAGCAAGTTATACTTATTGATAAATACAAAATCATTGCTGATTTATGGCGCTACTTAATTGAGGAAGCCACACCAGAACGTATACTTAATTTGCCCGATGTAGCAGCTGGACAATGCGTTGACGATTTACCAGTTTCAAACATAGAAAAACAGCTGATAGGGTTCTGTGTTAACAGAGGATGCACTTCACCCTGTCATTATCCTGGGCAATGGAATATCTGGGCAAGTGACAAAAAAAGAATAGCTACAGAATTACATAAAATAAAGCATTGGAAGATTATCGAAGGAACCTATTTAGATGCTCCCGATTTAGAAGCAACTTGGTTTATCGACCCTCCTTATCAAAAAGTCAAAAGAGATTATGTTGTTGGGAAAAAGAATCTTAGCTTTGATGCTCTAAGTCAATTCTGTAAGTCGAGAAAAGGGCAAGTTATTGTTTGTGAGAATCTTGGGGCTGATTGGTTGCCTTTTAAACGTTTAATTAATTTTGAAGGGCAGCTGCACACAAAAACTGAAACTGTTTGGTTTAACAATAATAGCGGAACTTTGTTAGATTTTGTTTCAACGGATGGCGCTGATAAGTCGGAGATATAGTAATTACCACAAATCTTATATAGTAATTACTATATTATAGTAATTACTAAAAGAGGAAGTAAAATGGCAACACTAAAAAATCTCTATCATAAATCAAAAGCATGTGTGACACCAAAAAACCGATGCCCCGAATGCGTTTACTTTGATCCTACAGAGAAAGTTTGCGGTTACTTCCCACGGTGATTATTATGAGTGAAGGCGAGTTAGGAAAAAGACTTCAACAGAAAATCAAAGATGGCGAAGGAAAAGTTAGCTATGCCTTCGGCGTTAAACCAATCTTAGATGAATGCTTGGTTTGGTTCTTAGAAGGCCAACCAGAAGTATCTCCACAAACAATGAGATGGCTTAAAGTATGGTTTGGCTTTGATGCTGATACTTGCGAGGGTGTACGCCAAGGTTGCGGCTTTAAACTTTTACCACCAAAAAACCTTAAAAACGGTTCGGAGTAATTACTATATGGTTTTAAATACGACACCAGAAGAACAAGAAAAATTCAGAGCCTTAAATCGTGTAAGAATGAAGACTTATCGAGACAAAACAAGAGTCCGCAAATATAGTCCCCGTGTTAAATGTGTTCAAAACGATAAGAAGGGAGAACAATGAGCGAACATAACTGTGCTAACTGCAAATACAAACCTCAAGCAAGATTCTGCCATCCTTGCGTCGAGTGTTTAGAGTTTCGTACACAATACCCATACTGGAAATCCAAAGAAACTAAGGAGGAAAAGCAGTAATGAACGAAGAGCACATACAGGGTTGGCAATCGACATATTTCTTTGACGAAATGCAAAACCATAAGAAAAAACTTGAGGAATTAGAGAAAGCAGTCAAAGAATCGCAAAAAGAACTTACAGCAATCACTTGGGAACGTGACCACGAAAAAGCAATCACTGACGCTTTAGAAAAAGCGTATAATGAAGTCAACGTATCGGTTGTACAAGAAGAGACGAAACCATGATACAGCAAGTCTTAGCCCCAATAAAATATTCTAATGATGCTCAATACTGGCTCATTCCTAAAAACATCTTTGACCCGTTAGATGCTGAGTTCCATTTCGATTTTGACCCTTGCCCCTACCCATACAAACAAGACGGTATAGACGCAACATGGGGCAATGTCAACTGGATAAACCCACCTTTCAGAAAGAAAGACGCAATCAACAACCATGGACCTACAGCGTTTGTGCGAAAGGCCATCGAGGAAAGCAAGAGGGGTAAAACAAGCGTTATGGTTCTGCCAACACAAAGTTATGTTAACTTGATGTTAGAAGCTGGGGCAGAACTTAGGTCAATGGGTAGAATCAGATGGATAGACGCAAGAACTCAAAAACCATGTACTTCACCTTCACCAATTACGCTTTTTGTATTAAAAGGTAATTCGACTAGTGTATCCAACTCAACGGAGGATAAAAAACCATGACTGAGTTAAAATGTATCCTCTGCAAAAAAGTTAGAAAAACAGAGCAAGGCATGTTTAACCACCTTAAAAAAGAACACGCCGAAACCATGCGAGGCCACTATAATATCGTTGATAACTTCTCATGTGAAGAGGGAAGCGAGTTATGGAAACAGTTATCGAGTGTAGATGATCCAACGGAGGCTAAAACTCCATGAGTTCAGAACCATGCAGCACCACAAAGTATGTCCTACAAGACTTCGCAAACGACACAACACTATGGTTCAATACGGCCGAAGAAATAGGTGAGTATCTTACTGAAAAAGCCCTAATTGACCCAGCCGAGTACTCAGCTTATGAACTAGGGAAAGAAGTAAAGTTTAAGCTGGTGCCAACATGAAGTGCAAAAACCCCAACCTCTCTATAGATTGCTGGATGGACACAGAAACCCCCGATTGCACCGGCTGCGGCTACCATGACATGAAGGTTTTAACTGAAAAGATAGAGCAAGCAAAACGAGATCATCCAGACGCTATTTGTTTTGTCGGCTCAGTCTGCCCTAACATGGAAACCATATTTCTGCCGAGAGGTCCTTGTGGCAAGTATCTTAAGCGTTGGCCTACAAGTCATTGTCGTGTTCGCTTTGATTTAGATGGTACTTTGAATGTTGAGGCTAAGAAGTGGATGCAGGCGCATGCCGCTAAGACTGATGATAATAAATTAACAGAGGGAAAGGTATGAGTTTAAAAACAAAAGCCAAAATACCTAGTGAGATTATATCTGAAATAGATCGCCCCCTGAAAATGGCTGAAAAATGGGTAAAACTCAGTGACGCTGAATCAGAAATAAAAGTCTCTGTACAACAGGCCGTAATAGATGTTATGCTGGTTGGAATAAAACTGGGGGAAGCGCATAATAAAGTTTTGAATCTATTAGAGCCTTTGCCTAAAGGATTAAAGGATTCTACTGTCGTTATAAAAATTAAGGAACTTGAAGAGTTAAGAGATTTACTTGAACCAGAACCTAGGGCAATACCTTGCACAGTGACTAATGGAAATAACTTAACAGAGGGAAAACCAGAATGAAAAACATGAACTGGAAACAGCTTGAGGAAGACCTTAAAGAATTCATAGAAATGGCTGACCGTTTATCGAGTGATTATTTTGGGAGTAGGTCAGAAGATATAAACGCTAACGCGAAGGGTCCAGAAGATTTCAAGTTGATAGCAGAACAGAAGCAAGCAACCTACTGCGAACTTCTCAAAGTTCTGTTTCCTATAGCAGTAGAGAACAACACAAAGACTAATGCCAAAAACTCAACGGAGGCTAAAACAAAATGAGTATGGAAGAACTGAAAAAGAAGTTAGCACCAATTCACAAAGAACTAAACGAAAATCTAACTAAACAACAACTACTACTCGAAGAATACCAAAACTTGCTAGAAAAAAGCATTGAAACCACTGATGATTATTTCCAAAAAATTAAAGATTCGTTAAATGCTAAAGACTTGTCTGAGAGGCCACAACCATGACACAAGATTGGGCTAAATCACCATTCGAGCAAATGATAAGCGACCTAAGAAAAGAAGCGCCAGCTAAATGCCAATCATGCGAATGTCTCTTTGCTAATTACCGAGATGGCGCACAAGGTACGGGTTGGTATATGGATTGCGAGACTAAACCCGATTGTTACCAGGATGAACCATTGACTAGTGTCAACAATAAATCGGAGACTCAACCATGACAGAACAAGAAAGATTAGTTGACGCGCTCTTTGAATGGCATGCCAAGAAACTCGACAAACTTAACACTAAATTCTATGCAACACTTGACCGACTACAAAAAGACTGCAAGCACGAAAGAACACATTGGATGCAAGAAATAGATAAAGCCGGGTATCCTAAAGCTGGCCTTTTCAAACGATGTTTTATCTGTGGTGCTACAGTGGAGCATCTAGATGCTTCTAATGAAGCTGTAGAAATCGCTATGAAAGCGTTCGATGGAGCAACCGAATTAATCAAAGCATCGTTAAATAAATCGAAAGAGATGAAAAAGTGATGACTCAAAATAAAAAATATACTAATGAAGTATTGAGAAAAGTAAATGCAGAACTATCGCTACAGTTAGCTAAAGCAGACCAAAAAAATGAGGCACTTGAGGCTAAGTTCGCAAAAACAGACAAAACAATAGACTCTCTGATAAAGGATTACGAGCTTATCAAACAGAAAGCCATTGAATCCTCTGACACAGTTAAGATTTACTCCTCTGGCGCTGTCATTCGCAACCTCTTAGACTTAAAAGAGATTCTTAGTGGGAAACCAACAGGAGACAGTAACCCATGAGTTATGAAGAACTAATCAAACAAGAAATTAAGGAATTTGAACAATTCCATAAAACACATAAGCCCTATGAGAACTGCAAATCAATAACTAAGCGTGAGATAGCTCTTTACGTTCTTCTAAAAAGAGGTCAAATTAAATTTAAGACGAGTTGCGTTGATTCAACAGGAGATAAGAAGTAATGCAACCTCACTATATCCACCCAACTGCGGCGGAAATGACAGCACAAAAACTAATAGGAAATGTAGGAAGACGAATTGTCAGACAACCTTATTATGTTCCCGAAATGCCAAACTACTCAAAAATTATCTTCCTAAACAAAGAAAATCTTGCAGAGCTTGAAGGCTACAAAGCCTCCGTTGAATTGTATGGCGGTTTAATGGGTAAGCAAGAAGTTCACATAATACTTACTGGCTTCTCTTTTAATTCAGCAAAGGCATTATTTGATAAACTGAAAGCTCTGCCGAAACATGAGATTTACAGCGATTCGACTAACGCGAACCTTCCGATAAAAAAGGAGACAACAAAATGAGTAATGATGAACATAACTGCGCTAACTGCAAACATGAGCATGTACCATACATTAAGGAACCATGTGAAACTTGCTTAGAATATAGGACTCAGTATCCCTACTGGAAGGCGAAAGGATGAGTCAAAAGTTTGTAGTATCCTGGGGCTTCATAGTAGACGCAGAAAACTTCACCGAAGCAGAGAAAAAAGCGAAAGCTAAACTTAAAGAAGTCTTAGGTGACGAGGCTTATCGGAAACTGGATAAGGCTATTGATGAGTTGTGTATTAGCGATTGGCAAGAAAGAGACGAACCGGAATAACTTAACAGAGGAGAAATAAAATGTACTACATAATAGCGGAATGGCAACACGGCAATACCGTAATAGGAATTGAATATACTCTTGAAGGTGCAATAAGTAGAATAAAAAGTATCTCAACCAATAAAGAGGGAATAACGTATCGGGTTGCAAAAATCGAGGGGTATGTTCTAAACGGCGATTTTGTTAAATCATAGTAAAGTGATATGGTATGAATAGAACCGTAACCGCCCTAATCCTCCTTATAGCCTGTGCTTTTCTACCCTCAACCATGGGGCAATCTGAAACAGCTATTTACCACTCAGAAGTCTACGAAGGCATCGAATACACCTACGCCTACCCCCTCAACGTCACAGATCCCCCGTTAGTGTGGTATAACACTGGCAGCGGCGACCAATACCGGCCCCAATTCTTCCAAACCTTCCTAACCCACGGCTACGCAGTGATTCAATGTTACAAAAACGGGTTAACGGGTTACGAGAAGTGGAGTAACTGGACCGAAGCCCAAACCAACTACACCACCGCATTAAACATCTTAGTTCCCTACGTGTTAGGTGACAGTTTTCCGTATCGGGACACGTTTAATCATTCAGCGGTGGTTGCGTATGGTTGGAGCTGCGGCGGCGGCGCATGGCTAAACCTCAACTACAGCAGTTTTCGGGGGTTGGTGGCTTCTACACCCGCCTATGCATTAGAACCCGCGGTTAACGTTTATCCCGTGTTGATTATTACGGGTGAGAATGATTCTGTAACTCCCTCGGCGTCCAACGGCGAAAAATATTACGGGTTGATTGGTGCGGATAAGTTTTTTATTCAACAGAAAAATATGGGGCATGAGGAGTACGCGAATTTGAATTACACTTTTGCGTTTTATGATTGGGTTATTAATGGGAGCCAGTCGGCTTTAAGTTATGTTGAAGAGGCGGGGGGTGATCCGTTTGTGGCTATGGCTAATTATCTGTTAGTTGCTCCGTCGCCTTCGCCATCACCTACACCGTCACCATCACCTAGTCCTATGGCTACGGCGGTTTCTGCGGAGCCTACGCCACATGCAACAGTAAAAGTGATTAAAACTGTGTCGCCTACGCCGGCAATACCGGAAGTGTCTTTATGTGCTGTAGCGGCGTTAATGTTGTTTGTGGTTGTATTTGTTGTGGTGGTTAAAAAGGCAAATCCTTTAAGCAAGCGCCTGTAATACAAGGATGAGAAGAAACAAAGATGTATAAAAACGAAACAAAAATAGAGGTCTACTGCTTCGCCATCGTATTCGTACTCTTTGGGTTAGTTATGCTTCCTGCCGCCGCAAATATTAATGGCTTACTATGTGGTCTATTCTTCATAATATCTGGATGTGCTGCTGCTTTTGCTCTAAATTTGCAATGGATTAAGCGTAAGTTTTTACGAGTCTAGAAACACGCCAATCCACGTTTCCAGCCTTAAGGTTAGATGCTTGCCGGTCTTGCCACTCGGGGCGTATGGCTTCCCATTGCTTATTTATGTCTTCATAGCGGCTTCTTGCTCTGCCATTGATTAAGTCGCTTGTCACTTCTAAAGTAGTAGAGTAACCGAGCGACGCTGGATTGATGTTTTGCACTATTTTTGTTACCCTATAATCTGTACTCTGCACATATACCCATTGTCCGGGCAATATGTCTTTTATCATGTTAGTGGTTTCTATTGTTCCTACAGTGCTGTTAGTTCGTAACCGTAATAATTCACTATAGGCTAATTTTGCCATTAACCCTGAGTCGTCACTGGCGATTAAACTGTCGTCTTTTCCTATATTGTCAGTGATGAGTTTCTGCTTAACAATTACACCTGTATAGTCTGATAATGCGGCTACTCGGCAAACGCTTGCGTCACCAAAATGTAGCCCATCTATAAAGAAGCAGTACCGCATAGGAGTTACACCATCATCGACTAGTTCGGCGTCGTTAACGTAGAAAGATATGTATGCAATGCTGTTCCAGTTGGGTGAGCCGTGGGCGGTCCAGCTTATGTTTTGAGCTTGCGCGTTAGAGTAGGGTCCAACGGGGAGGCTGTATCTTTGCCATTTCTGGTTTGGGGGGATTGCAAATTCGTTCTTTGTTCCGTCGGCTTGTGTGAAGGTTGCCGCATAAAAGTCTGTTGCAGATGTGTGCATGCTTATGACAAAGTGGGTATCATGGGTTAAGTCATAGTAGAGATAAAAGTTTAGGTTGGGAGTGTTAAAGTCTGTGAAGCCGCTAAAATCCCATGCGGAACTATCGCCAATGGTTAAACGTATTGGACCTGAGGGGCTTGTGTGCTGATGCCCATTGATTGATTGTGCGCCTACCATGTGAATGTCTGTGTCGTTTACAACATGCCCGTAAGGGTTGCCCCATAATGCTTCGGTTCCTTCTGTCCAGTAGTCGCCGTTTGAGGGTCTGCGCCATGCGCCATAGTATGCTATATAGTTGGCTTCTGCCGCCATCTTTTCTAGGTTAATTTTGCGGTAGTCGGTGCTATAGGTTAATGTGGCGTTTGCTTGGCTATCTCCATAATATTTTGTCCAGCCGACTTGTGTACCGTCTACGAGTTTTATTCTTAGATAGTTGGTTGCGCCAGATCGGGTAACTATCCAGTGTGGCCCTGCGGTTCCAGCTTTGTAGGCTGTTACCAAGTCGATAAGATCGTTTAGGCATTTGTTAACGGGTTTATAGGGCCAGCTAATGTAGGGTATTGTATCGGCTATTGTTTCCACTTTTGTTGTGTCGAAACTGTAGTTGCTGGCTGATCCGCCAAGGATCTTCTGGGTATAATTCGGAATTAAACCGTATGTGCTATCAGTGACTATTTCTGTTAAGGTGTCTAATCCATTGGTTGATTGAGTGCCGTATTCTGCGCCTACTAGCATTTCTGCTAATCCCGCGCCTATACCGCGGCATGATAAGATCAGGGAGTTAGTTTGTGATATGTCGGCGGTTACAAATCTAACAGTTCCTGCGAATAATGCGGTGTAGTTTACGTCTGAGGCGTCTTTTACTTCTAAAAGTACCGTGGTGCCCTCAGTTACAGTACCAGGATAATATGATGTACTTGGAAGGGTGATTGTGGCTGTATCAAACCCGTTTTCTATACGAGTAATTTTAGCGGAAACAATAAGGTTTTCTAGTTCTGTTGCGCCCAATGTTAGTTTATTCTGTGGGCTAGTCATGTATGTAACCATAGTTTAGTAACCTTCTAAGCTGTCATATATTGCGAATCCAGAAAGAGCTAAGCCTGCGACGCCCATAATTATACCTAAAGGTGTGGTGGATGCCAGAAGGGTATAACTCATCTGAAGCATTCTAACTGTAACTATTAATTGAGAGATTAACTGCATTTGCTGTTGTACATCGTCGGGCATACCCATCTTTCGAGCTACAGTTAAATATCTTAAGGTGATTCTTTCCAGTTGTGTGTAAGCTGAGAGTGATTCACGGATTTTAGGTGTATTCTGCACTACTTTCTCTGTTTTTATAGTGACGCCATCAATTAACGCCATAATCTCTTTTAAGTCAGCCATGATCTGCTGGGTTTCTGCAAAACTCATAGTTGACTTTCACCTGTTGTTCCTGTTTTCACGTTTTCTTTTAGTTTCTTAACTGATGCTGCTAGTCCTGCTAAACTTTCTATTCTGCCCTCAACATTACATTTGCATTCTGCAAAGATGCCGTATTTACTGCCTTTATGTAGTTGGTGTTCATGGGCGAGGCTGCCTATTTGGACATTCCAGACTTCGCCATAGGTGGGGTGAATTAAGCTATCTGGCACGGTATCTTCGAAAGTCCATTTGTAACCGTCGATAGCTTGGCAGATTGGGCATATTTGGTGTCCATCTTTTTTGGTGTGCCATGTTAAAGAAACAGCATTACTCATTAACTGATGCCCCACCATGCGCCATTCGTTCCGCTTGCGCCGTTTGTTGCGCTGTATCTGCGGAAAGTCACGGTAACAGTTGAGTTGTTAACTTGTAAATCTACAAGTCGTACAGGTATAGTTGTGCCGCCTCCCCAATTTAGATTTTGATAAACCTGTTGAGCGTCAGATTTGTTGCCAAACTTGATTTCACTTAATACTTGCCAATTAACTGTATCAGTTTTGGGGGTGGACGCTTGGGGGCGTTTCCATGTTTTGTTGGAGGCGTCGATGTCTATGTCGCAGGTGATTTGTACTTCAAAGTCTGCTCCGCCGAGGTTTTGCAGGTAGTCTCCGAGGCGTCCGGGGAGCACTATGTGGGCGTCGCCTGTGTCGGGATCTATTATTTTTATATCTGTCGCGTTTGGGAAATAGTAAGTTGTGCCTTGATTATCTCCGTAAGTGATTGTGGGGAGCGCCGCTGAGTAATCATCGTTACATCGTTTATACTCTACAACTATAGCTGTGTGGAAGAGGTAACCATAACCCAAATCCGTTAAAGCTGGCGTAATGGTGTCTAAGTCTCGGACGTTAGCGGTAGCATCATAAGTTGTGAAAATACGCTTAATCTCGTTCTCGAATTTTTCAGCTAAATTTGTTGCCGTGATTGTACTCTTGTTAACCGCATTTATCTCGATAACTACTTCTTCGTTGAAAGCGTAGGGTTTGCGGCCTAAGAGTTTGTCTGTGTATAGTGGGGTGCTGGATTTGCGAGATATTACCGCTACTGCATCCAGCGTCTTAATTAAAAATAAACGTGTTATTGGGTAGGTTGCGCCATCAAAACAGGTAGCGGTGGCTGCGTTTGTTGTGCCGTCGTCTTTTTTGATGTTAGTGGCGGTTAGGTAAGTGTCGATTAAAACCTTCTGTCTATTGCGCGGGTCCGTCTTGGTTGTGGTGCTGTCTACGTGCCATGTGCCCGATGTATCAGGCGTGTTATCGTAGTACCGTTTTTCTAACTCAACCTGATAATGATCTATGACTGCACCGATGAGTATGGGTGTAACTGTTTTCACGCCGTAGTAGGTGCTGTTAACATAGATTTCGTCGCCTTCCAGTACGGCGGTGGATGTGAAGCCTGTAACGGGGTAACGGGCATAAAACCCCATGCCGCCAGCTACAAAAGACGCGCCTTTAGATTGAATAGGCATCTTAATCGTAGAGTCAGCGAAAGTTTTAGGAAAATGCCCCGTGATCGAGTCTGCGACGGCACCTAAAGTTAACGTGCGGAGTGTAACACTGCAACTATAGCCTTCCAGCTCTAACTGTGTTATTGCTTCATCAAGTACACCCAAAAACGTAGCCTCCTAGATGAATGCTCGGCTATAATCAGTTTCACGCAGTAACTCAGCGGCTTCTTTTATAGATGCTAAGACGGCGGGGTTACTCATCAAATCCACCTGTGAAGAAATATTGATGCCTGAGAGCGATACGGTTTTGGTTGCGCTGTTCTTGTAGAAGCTGGCGTATATTGCTCGGGCTGCCATGTAGATTGCGCCCCGCTGCTTCTCTGTAACCGTCGCCGTCTTGGAGCCTATGGTGCCTGACAGGTTGTTTATGGAGACGTCTTCGCCGCCGTAGAGTTTAATTAAATCTATAGTTTGAATTAAGATAGGCTCCGCTAAAGTCGCAGTCAACGCTGTGTCATGTATGAGGGTGGCGAACTCTGCACCGCTAACAGTTGTCATTTAGGCTCGGACTCCAAAAACGAAAAGGGTACATTTCTGGTTAGTGATGCCTGCGGTGTTGCAGGTTACAACGTTATTGAGGATAGAAGCAGTTAATTCTACGCCTGTACTGTTTTTTACGAGTGTTGCCACTTTGAGGTCTTCGGTAGCTACAAAATCGGATGCAGTATAGGTATCGCCGTTACTCATTATGAGTGAATAAACGCCGTACCCGTAGCATTCGACTTCGTTTAGTCGGAGGGTTTCAGCGGTTCTTGCAACCATTTCGTTAACTCTCCTATGCGCCGAATATGTATATCGTGGTGATTATGTAGCTGCCTGCCTTCACGGAGTCCACTTTAGTTAACGCAGCGGTGGTGTTGCCGATTGCGTCCGCTACAGCTTTAGCGTATGTGTTTGCGGTTGTTCCTAATTCTCCGTTTTGGGGGAGTCTCATTCTTACGATTTTAACTGTGGGATTTGCCATAAATTGTCACTTAAAGAGTTGTTTAGTGTACTTCACAGAACCGCAGGGCTACACTAGACCCTGATTATTTTACCTGTGTTCCACTCAAGAAAAATTAAGTGGGAGTTTGTTAGATGCCGATGGCTGTTATGAACAGATAAGCAGCGCCTAAGGGGTCTGCTACGGTTACAGTTATAGTGCCGCCTGAAACATCTGAATCCGTGACCTGTTTGGTTACGACGGATGTGGGGGAAACACTGTAACTATACACGATTTTAAGGCCCGTATCGAAAACGATAGAGGTATCGCCGTTGCCATAGGTGTATTTAGCGAAGACTATTTTGTGTGTTCTTAGTCGGTCTTGGCGTTTATAGGTTTGAGCAACAACCATTTTGTTACTCTCCTATGCCTTAATATATTTTAATGCGCCGTGACTCTTCCAGTTCTTACCGATTAATTGGCCTGCCATGTACAAGGTGTGCTTGGTTTCTAATGCGTTTTCTGCGGGGACGCTGCGATAAGTCATTGGGATCAAGGTGCGGAACTCTAAGCATTTTTGGTTGATTAGGTAGATGTTGCCTACGCCGCCTGTGGTGTATTTGCTGTTTTTCCATAGCCAACTAGATGAGGCTGTGCCCATGAGGTATGGTGCGGTAACGATTGGAACCTGAATATCGCTGAGTCTGAGAGCGCTGATTTGTACTTTGCCGCCGGGTACGCCTGGGGTGGATGTGACGCCGTTAACTGTTTGGGTTGCGCCGCTGTATTCTGTTATGAGGGCTTTGGGGTCGTTTTCTGCTTTAACCTTGTTGTATGCCTTCGGAGACATCAACGCGATGTAGTCTGGTTCGCCGTCTGCGTAGTCATGGTAAACTAGGCATTTGGCCATTAAGTCGTCTAGTTCGTCGCAGATGTTGTATGCGTCTTCTGTTGCTGCTGCCGCTGGGAGTTTGAGTTGTGCATCCCACGCTGTGCTGCCGCTTCGGTCTACGCGGGCTGTGCCTGCGACGCCGGTGCTGTTCCAGTAAACGTCGCCGTCAGTGTCTGCGCTGACATGGTTAGCTGCGCCTGACTCGGTTTGGTTGGTGATCATGCGGTCGATGGATTCGAACTCTGCGATTGCGCCTGTGGTGGCTGGTGCGTCTACGCCGTAGCCGCCTTGGTTGGTGCCGTCGCCGCCTGCTGCGAAGTCTACGTAGGTTCCGCAGATTTGCATTTCTACTGCATCCCAGAACTTGCTTGTTGCGTAGTCTCGGATTTGCTGGAGGGTTGGGGTTGCTCGGCTTCTTTGGATGCCGCTTAGTTGCTGTGCGACTTCGGTGTTTGTCCAATCGTACTTTATGATAGCTGGGTAAATGCTGTCTACGTCGGTTAATGCTGGGACGCTGGTGTTTGCGTATAGGGTGTCTGTTTCAAGAATTGGGGCTAAGCCTGTGTGGCTGTCTGTGCCGATGACTTGGTAGCTGTCACCCATGTTTTGGTAGGTGGTTTTTGTGAGGGCTGAGAAGGCTTTTTTGCTGCGGGTTAATCCGCTTAGCATGATGCGGCCTAGGTAGACGGGGTCAAACCATGTGGTTGAGGTGCTGTAGGTTAAGGGTACATCTGCCTTGGTGAGTGCTTGGAGGTTTTGCATGTTCATGTTTGATTGATCGACGGGGAGGTTGCGGTAGTAGCCTTTTAGGAAGGCACCGTAGGTTTGGGGTGTTTCTTTAGTTAATTGTTGGGTCATTTTATTGTGCTCCTTCAAATGGTTTAAACAATGCGTCTAGGGCGTCGCCTGCGGGTTTGTTTCCTTCGGGTCCTGCTTTTGGTGTGGCTGCTGGGCTGCGCTTTTCGGGTGGGGTGGCTTCTAGTTGGGCTTTGCGGATGGCGGTGATTAGGTCGGATTGGTGGATTACGGGGTCTTGTTCTAAGCCGAATCCTTTGCGGAGGGCTTGTTCCATTTCGACTTCTTTTGATTTTAGGAGGTCGTCGATTTTTTTGTCCATGTTGAGTTCTAAGGCTTTGATTTTGGCTTCGAGTACGTCTTTGATTACGGCTTCGATGCGTTGGGTTAGGTTTAGGGCTTCGGTTTCTGCTTTTATTTCGGCTGTTGGGAGGGGTTGTTTAGAGGGTTCACTCATTGTTTTTTGCTTCCAAAATTTTTGGTGTGTTGGTGATGCCTCACGGACTGTTGGGTCAGAGGCAATGACTAGGAGTTTATTTTAGTTTGGTTAGGATTACTTTTTTATCCATCCACGGATCAACTACGCATCCCTTCTCATCTACAAACTGAATACAACATTTGTCTTGCACTCTTTCTAGATCCATTGGGCTGCGGGGGTAAGCGGCGCATTCCTTGGGAAAATTCTGTTTGCCGTGGATGAGGCAGTGTCCGCCGGGTCGGGTTACGCTGTACATTTCACAGAGGTGAAACCGTTTAAGACGTGGACTGTAGACGTAGCAGCATGCGCCGCAGTTGTTGCAGTTGCCGACTTTGGTGTAAGCCATTAGTGTTTCACTGTCTTGTTAAAGCCGTGTTCTGCGAAAATGGCTTCGTCACTTTTTACGGTGTTTAGGGTAGGGGTTTTCTCTTCAGTTTGTGCCTTTGTTTTTGCGGCTTCTAAACCCTTAAGGAGACTGCATTTTGCTTTAGCGATAAAGGGCGATTCACGCTGCGGATAAACTCTGCAACTCTCAGGGCGATTAAGCCAACTGCCGCACCGCTTAGTTTCCTGATCGAAGGATTTACAGACCGCTGGGTATTTGACGTAGAAGCCTTTTTCGGCTGCTTTAGTTTCTAACCCGTGGGCTTCGAAATATGTCTTATCCACGGTCTCAGGGTAGTATTGAGATACAAAAGTGCAGCATGCGCCGCCACATACTTCAGTGTCGCAGTCGCATTTTGCGGCTTTGCTTAGGACTTCGACGTTGCGTGTGCGGGGGTTACGGGGTAGCATTCTGCCTTTAGTGGTTAATGTTATTGCGGTGTATTCTGCATCTAAGATACGGTGCGAATTAGTTGGGTCACGTTCAAGGGGGATGACGTTTACGCTGTACCCGTTAAAGTGCCCCGCCTTAGCTTCTGCGCGTATCCACTCTGTAGTTTTTGAGCCGTCGTCCGGGCGAATTTCACTAATAAAATATGTGCCAGCCTCGTGTACATGGGTGAACTGTTCTACGCCTGCTTTAGTAGTGAATTTTAGTTGGGGCTGGGCTGCCTTGACTTCAACTAAGGGGCCTTTGGCGTGGTCGAGGGTGATTAATTGGTATTCGGGTTTCTGGTTAAAGAAGCGTGTTAACGCTTTTACTTGGGCTTCGGTGGTTAGGATGTCGCCGTCGTCGTCTTCTATTTCCCACTGCGCATTCCCGCCTAGTACGATGCGGGTTTCGTCGGCTTTAGTTAAGACTTCCAATACGATTGGGGATGCTTTTAGGAGTGCGCCCTTCATTGCGCGTTCCCGTATCTGCTCACAGATTTTATTGCAGTCCTCGGCACTATGGCCTAGCTTCTTCATTTCTAAAGAGCAGGCGTTCATGGACTCAAAACGGCTGAAAGCTAAATCTTCACTCAAATTTATTCCTCTTCTAACTCTAAATCGGTTACTGTAACAGGAAAAACACGCACCATAAAACAGACACAGTGAGGATGAACATGCGCATAAATGAAAGACTCATTCACAACCTCATGATATGGGAAGCTGCTGCGGAGTTCGTCGCCGCTGTAAACGTCGAGGTTGTAGCTGTGGCAGTCGCTGCACATGTTTTGTGATTCTGATTCGTAGTATTGCCAGTTGTCGTTTGTGCTGTAGAAGGTTACGCCGCGGATTTCTTTGGGTATGCGTTGTTTGGCTTTTTCTACGGCTTTAACGGCTTGTACTGCTTCTAGTATGCTCATGCTGGTACATCCCTGTTTTTGGCTATGTAATAATTTAAGATAGCTCTTGCTTTTTTGCGGCTAAGTTGTTTGGGGAGGGGGCGGGCTTTAATTCTTAAGCCAATCGGTGAAGCATCATAGATGGGTTTGGGGTAATAGACTTGTTCGGGTTCCCAGCTTCCATGAGTAGGGTTAGTGGTGGATGCGATTTTGCGGGGGCATATGCTGCCAGTCAACAAACCAGAATCAGGATAAATAGATGTGTCGTTTAATGTTGTAATTTGGTCTGTTGTTAATAATTCAGTTGTTATAAAAATGTTAGATAAAATCATTTGTGTATCTGCGGTAGAGAGATATTTACCGATTAAAAGTGCCGCTGTTGAACCAATATCAGATTCAGCCGTAATATTTACAGGTGAACCCGCGGAGGTATTTTTATAAACAATAGCGTTACCATTTCTATTAGCAACCACACAACCATTATTCCATGCGTTTAACGTGAATCCTGTAGCTGTAGCAGATGTAGGGGTAGCGTCATTATTGTTACAGTCAAAACGGTTACTTGAACGATAAACATATCCGTAATTGCCTGCGTGAGCGCCTCCGCCTTTACTTATAATTGCCCATGTGCCGCCTGCGGCTAAGATTTTTATTTTAACAAATATAGAAAAGTTTGTTGTTGTTAATTTTAAAACAGTTGCATTAGCTACAGATATGAAGTCGCCTAATCCGTTGAATTGTCTCGCATTTTTTCCTGTGAATGGCCCTGCTACTATAGTGGTGCCTGTAGCTGCGCCATTATTCCCGTAACCAGAAGAATCCTCCGCTATTACGCCAACATCTATAACTGCACGGTCTACTGTCCATACAGTACCTTGTTGATTAACTCCACCATTATCATATCGATACGCGATAATAGCAGCTAGATTGATTGTTCCTCCGAGACTAAAGGCAGAAAACGGAATACTAAAAGTTTGTCTCCCTACAAAATTATCGATTATTGAATAACGAGCATAATTAGCCCACGTATTATCAGAGGTATAAAGTACACGGAAGATTTTTCCTGTGTTGTTACCATCTAGAGTTATTCTTATTCGGCTCCCCAATGAACTCCAGTTTTGGGCGGCAAAGGTTTTAATTGCTGTCCACCAGGCGTCGCCCGTTACAGTAATCTGAAGTTTATTAGTTCCCGTTACTGGTGCAGTTGTTACGTTTGCTAATGTACATGAGAATGGAGTAAATGCCGCTGCTTGGTTATCATCCACTATAACTGTGGGATTAACTTCTGCGTCGGCTTCTTCCATTTTCCAAGCCCCCACCACACCCCCAATAGGAGCCGCAACAAACGTATCAGCCGCACTAGACGCATCAACCGCGCCAGCATCGCCAAACGCGCCATAATAAATATCCAGTACGCCATCGCCTGCGGCTAGGTCGCTTTGAATCTCAACAACCCATTCTGATTGTACACCTGCGATGGTAGATGCGGGAATACGGAAGAAATCATACTTAGTTGAGCCACAGTAAAAACGGAAGTCATAGAAGTCGGGTCTGCACTCGTTAGGTTTAATATAGAATAAACTGCCTTGTATGCCTGTCTGGTGGGTGTAGCTGCCGTTTGCGCCGTCGCCTACGATGCATTTAATGGGGTACTGATAGTTAGCGAGGGCTGCGCTGTGTACGCCTGCGGTGATGTGGAGGCGTTTATGTGTTTTCCACTCGGTACCCGGACCAGAACCAGACATAGAAAAATCTTACTCTCCATAATACAATGTGTCGTCTAGGGCTTCGCGTAGTTGCTTTGCCGCTTCTGTTTCAGCCATGTTCTTTTGGCGTGTCTCAGTGATTAACTCTTGTACAGAGCTATTTAGTTCAGTAACAGAGAATGTTAACTTAGATAGTAAACTTAGGATGTTGCCTATTTGAGGCAATGACTCCATAGAAGCCGCCGCCTTCTCTAAAGCTACACGGGTATTTTCGATTTGCCGCGTGGTTTCCTGCGCTGCCTGATTGGCTTTTTGGGCTACGGTTAGGATTTCTTCGGGTTTAGCTTCCGCAACCGCCTTAACAGATGCTTCGCTTGATTTCTTTTCTTGGGCTAAGGCTTCTTTACCCTTGTTGTAGATTCCCATACTGTTTTATTCCTCGATTTTGGGTTTGCGTTTACGGGTCGGTTTCTCTTCAACTGAGTCAAAAACAACAGTGGGAGCCATAATTGCGGCGACTACGGGTTCGGGGTAATGCTCTAAGTAGTCCTGCATAAACGCGTCAAACTCGCGGGGTTTAGTAGATATAAAAGCCTCTAAGATTTCTAGTCTTTTCTCTGGATTCATAGTTTATTCTCCTGTTAATCGTACGGATTCCTTTTTTCAGGTACGCCTGAAAGTTTACGTTGCTCCTGGCATTCTTTTGATAGCCAGCTTTGTTCTTCGCCTTGTACAACTTGCTTTTTTATGATAAACTTCATGGCTGTACACGCCCACGCACCTTAGCGTCGCGGAAAGATTTCTTGAACCATTCACCATCACGGTTATTTCCAAACACCAGCCGCCCGGTGCCTCTGTTATCGACAGCGTCAGCACAGTGGAAGATAGCGGGGTCAAAAATGTGGGGGTCAAAAACGATAACGTCATAGAAGTCTTCAACCATCAAGAACCCGCCTTAAGGTGTGTATCCTTTAGTGTTAATAGCCGTAACAGATACTTCTGTGTATGCTCCGTCGAACCATGCGCCCGTCACATAGTTGCCTGTAACGCCTGCATTCTCATAGAATGTGTTGCCGCCTGTGGTTTCAAAGTGGCCTCCGTTGATTATGCAGTCATCCGCAAATAAGGCGATGCCGCTGAATGCACCTGTAGCTTTGCCGTCACAGTCGGTGATTGTGGTGCCGTCTACTTCAATACGGATCGCATCTTGACCTGAGGATATGCTGTTGCCGCGTAGTTTACATTTAGAACTAGTTACGGTGTTTCCGTTTGCGATGATTAATCCTTTCCATGTTGCACCGTAGATTGTGTTGTCATAGATTTTTAGGTCGGCTACGCCGTAGCATTTCACGTTATCACTGACGCCAGAACCGTTTATGTCGTTGTCTGCTATTTTCACGCGGGTTATTGCGCCCGTCATGGCGGCGTCACTACGACCTATAGCAATAGAACTGTAGCTGCCAGCGTCTAAGTCGGAGGTAGCAATATCGTTGCCAACTATTTCCACACCGTCTATGGGGTTAGTTACTGGATCCGCATAGCTGTTGTCTACTGTGATAGCGTCGTATTGGCTGTTGCGGAATCTGTTGTATAAGATTTTTAGGTTGCGTACGCCGTAGCCGCTATTATCTACTGCCAAGTTAGTCCAGCTACAGGTATCTAGGTGGTTAAATGCGATTATGCCGCCGTAGGCGCAGCTTTTAATGTTAATGTTGTTGCCACCGTTCGAGGTAATTGTGTTATTTAAGATAAATAGTTCTTCTGTGTTGGATTCTATGCCGTTGCCGCCGTTAGTGGATATGTCGCAGCCTTCAACGGTTACTTTACCCGCAATGTACATACCGTCATTATCTGCGCCTGAAACATTACAGTCATGGAAGTGCCCGTAACCTATCTTTAATAGGTCAATAGCTATAGTTGCAAAAGTGATGTTGAAGGGGCTATCATAATAGAAGTCTATAACCATATTATCAAAGGCACGTTTAGCAGTTATGCGTTCTGCATAGGCGTTTTTGCAGCCTGTAAACTGTAGCACATTCGCTTCTGAGACTCCGAAACCGTAAACGTATAAATCGGTGCGTCCATCCAAAATTAAGTCATGCACATACACATTGTTGCAGCCGTTAAATACCAGGATTTTGTTTGCGGAGCCTGCTTGTATAGTTGCGCCTTTTAATCCGCAGACTTCAATGTTTACGTCTGTGTCGTAGGCTTCATCTAAACCGACGTTTACCCATGTGTGGGTGGCTTTGTTATCTACTACGATTTTGCCGCCTCCCGCCGCAGCTGCTGCTGTTAAGGCTTGGTTTGCTACGGTGGATTGGTTCGCGCTTGTATCTGTGTAGACTACTTTGCCTGTAACGCCGTTTATAGCTTCGTAAACTGTTGCGTCTGATGGTTTAAATCTTAGGAAAAAGTTTAGGGGGTGTTGGTGGCTGGGGGTTTCTCCGTTTACGTGGTTTTTGTTTAGGTTCCACTGTGTTGCGGATACGTCGTATGCGGCGTTGTTGGTTTTGGATGTTGCGGTTAAATCGTAGGACATGTTAATGCTCCTTGTGGGTTGGTTGCTCTATTACTATCCATTGTTTGCTGCCTTTTTCTGTGGCGAACACGTTTTCTTTTTTGATGGGTTCTTTTCCGTTGAAAGCGGTATCTTTTTGCTCTGCATCTTTTGGCGCTAACTCTGCCTGCTTCTGCATAGTCTCCATAGCCCGTTTTTGCTTCTCTTCTAAGGTTTCGGGTTTGCCGCTGATCTTAACTTCCTGTTCATCCGTTAATTCTGCGTCCATGCCAAGATTGATAGCGGTTTGGATAACAGTTAATTTTGATTGTAGGATAGCCATGTCTTGGGCTTCGTCTTTTTCTTCCACAGGATTAAAGTCGTATATCCAATCTGTAACCCCAAGCGCCTGCACAACTACATTGTTAAAAGGGTCTGTCCATTGGTGCTGGTAATACTCGGTGGTGTTGTTGTTGATGTCAAGTTTCATGCGCGGATTCTGCCCTGTGGTGCCTGGTTGGCTTTGTCCTGCGGCTACGTCCTGCACGTTATAAACGGCGCATAAGGCTTCTTTCCATAGGTTCCACCAGATGCTGCTCTGCATTTTTTCGGGGTCAGGCATCGCATCAATGGATTTTAAGTCTTTCTCTACTCCTAAGCCGAGAGTGTTAAGTTTGCGAGTAATCCAGCGCCCTAGTTTAGCGTCATATTCGGGTTTATTCTGCTGTGACTTCGCCGCCTGCATTATGTCGTTAACTTTATCCTGAGGCACCCCAACAAACGCGAGGATTTTGGCGAGTTTACCATCTGTGTAGGTGTCTAGGTTGAATTGGTCCATTGCAGCTAGGCTAAAAAGTAATCTTAATGCGGTTATTGTGCGAGCTACGCCGTATCTGCGGGGTAAGTCGGGGTCGAGGCATCCATGCAGCATCTCATCCGCCGCCCATCTGCCCTGCACAGTTCCATCCTTATAGATATAAGCTGTCTGCTTAAGTTCTATGTTGCCACAATGTCTGCATGATGCGCCTGCGGGATAATATTCCTCAGGATACAGCTTAGTGCATGAAGGGCAGAAATATTCATCATTGCCAAGGTTATCATGGCTGTCAACGCATATCCGTATTTTTGTGGCGTCTTCCACATAGATAGCGAAAGGTGTTAAGGCTGTGGGCTTGTTCTTTTGTATGCTAATATACCAATCGCTACAGGATAGCATGTAGCGGTAACTGGAAATTTGTATTGCGCCTATCTCGTCACTCTTGTTCGGCTGCTCTATGAATGCATCTAAGATTTGTTTCTGCTCAATACTTGGCTTGTCTGTTTCTACTTTGCAGTCGGGGCACTTCTCTTTATCGGTCTTAAACTCTGTGCCGCATTTGGGGCACTTACGCATCCATCTGGGTTTTACTATGCCTTTGTTGCGTACGCACTCTTTTATGATAGCTTCGTGTACAGTGCGGAGTTCTAAGCTGTCCTTTGTAGCAAGCTCGTATAGTAGGCTGTAATCGTAGGGTAAATCCAGAATCTGATAAGTACCTTGGGGATAGAGTTGGCTGCGGCGTTGATCATCCAATATTTCTTTGTAGCTGTCTACTGGTTTAGCTTTCGCTGTGAATACGTTTCTGAAACGCTGAATTAAAGATTGATTGTTTGTCACCATGAAAGATTCGCCACCCAAGTATCAAACTTGTGCTTAAGTTGCCAAGCGTACAATGCAAGCGCAATCACAGTATCATCATGATACCCTTCCGGCGCGTTATACTGCACGTTACCACTTGCTGTTATCTCATAAGTGTAAAGTTCTAATTCGTCTTTGAGAATTTGGTAATCGGGATGAATCTCTTTAGGCTTCAACGGGTTGCATGGAAACCAGATTTCGCCGTTATCTAGCATAAGAGACAAGTTCTCTATGAGAGGCTTCTTTGTTACGCCGCTTATCTTGTAGCCCTGTAAATTACTGTATTCCCTTATGAGTTCATCATAAACTGGGTCGCCTACACCTGTACTATCTATCAGTAAGCTGGGTACGCCATAGTTTTTGCAGAAGGATACAGTTCGGCCTCTTTGGAAGTGCCAGTCGATTGTGTTGTAGCGGTCAAAGCCCAAGATTTCCCCATTAGGCCGCCCTGAGATGTGTACTGTGAAGTCCACGGTTTTTCCGTAGTCTGTGCCAACTAATACCTGTTCGCCTGTTCTGTAAGGGTCTATAGGTTTTATTTGGCGGTTTATGTTGCGGAATACTACGCCTTCGCCTTCTAATTCTTCTGCATCTATTTCTTGTCGGCGTATCATTTCGGGGAGGTCGTTGGCGATTGTGTCGATGGATTCTTTTTTTAGGAAGCCGCCGTGTTCCTGCGTGTTACTGTAGCTGCTAAAGCGCCAAGATTTGTATAGGGTTTGTTGGGGATCTTCACCTTTGGCTCGTAGTCGGCTGAACCAGTTTTTGCCTTTTGGTGTGCCTATGAAGATTACCCAAGCATCATGATCTATAGTTGAAGGCTGTAGTTCTTCGTTCCATCGAGTCTCTTTAAGTGATGCGGCTTCGTCTATTACCATACCGTGAGGTGCGCTTCCTCTCATGCTGTCTTCTCTGTCTGCGCTATGAAAGAAGCATTCCGCGTTGTTGAAGAGTTGTAGGTAACGTATGGATTCTTGTGTTTCGAGCTTCTTTTTAATCCACGCTTTAGGCGTTAACTTACGGACTTTTTGAGTAGCTGGAATAAGTTCTTTGTAGAATGGAGCTACCCACCAAATAAGACATCCAGGGTTATTTAGCATATAGAGTAAGCATTCAATCCATGCCAGCTCTGTTTTGCCCCAACGTCGCCCGCATTCAACTATTTTATATCGGGCATTTGATTGATGTACGGCTATCTGGTGCCGGTGGAGTTTGAATACTGTCTCGGCTGTTGTCAATAATTTTCACTCTTACTGAGGGGGTTTCAGATAAGTTGTCTTGTGAGTCTTTGAGTAGAAGGGTTACTATGCGGTCTAAAGCGCGGCTGGGGTTCTCACGTTTTTCTATGCCGTATAATTCGAAGAACTCTTTAAAGAGAAACTTTTTGTAGCCGCCGCTTTTCTTCCACTTGTCTATGTCGCGTTCTATGGTTTTTCGTTCTACTCCGCATGCATCCGCCATTTCCTGTTGTGTCTCTAATAAGATATGTGATTCAATATAGGCGAGTCGTGCTTTAGATTTGATTTTTGCGACATTTTCGGACGTGTCTGTTAGTGCCTGCATGGGTTGTTGCTTCCTTGCTTGTGATACACAGCTTTAAATGCTAAGATTGTTTTGAGTTTGTTAGGTCATGACTAAATTTTAGAGCCGCCCCTACACCTACCTACGGGTTTCTGGGGGCTTGCTCACAATCATAAATGAAACGGAGAGAGAGTCTCCGTATAATGCGCCACTTTCCTATTTCCAGCCCTTCAATAGGGTACGTGGTTTAGGACTGGCACGACTTGCGCATTACTATGAATTACTTTTTTACTGATGGATCAAAAATGCGCCGTAGGATTAATGCGGTGACTACTGCGGCGGCTGCAACAAGAAACGCAACTAAAGCCTCAACCATTATTCTTCATCCAGTATATTTCCGCAGTAAGGGCAATAAGTCCAATCGCTTTTAATGTCTGTATTATGACAGACTGAGCAATAAGAATAAGTCTGTGCGTTTACGCTTGTGGGTATAACTGTGATTTTCATGTTATCACTTTTCCGTTGACGCTTTTGGCTTAAACAAAAGACTCACTGTAAGGGGTGGTTGGTGGCATCCGTAAACGCGAGAGTATATTCGTGTGGTGTTTCTGGAGCGACCTACCCCACCCCATTACTAGGGAATAGCTTTGATGCTTTTGAGTTCGTTATAGCGGGTTTCCAAAGTTTTATACTGGTTTTGGAGTTCCTGCTTCTGTTGGTTTAAAGTATTGTTGAGGTTCTGGAGATTCAAGATTTTACCGTCTGATTCAGCAGTGGCGGTGGCTACGGCTTTATCGGAGGCGGCTTTGATTTGGTTTTGGATGCTGCCGGTTTGCTCGTTTAGTTGGGCCGCCAGCTTTTCTTTCTCTGTGTTGGCTTGTTCTGTAACGGATGCTACTGTGCCCTTCAAAGACTCAACCTGTGAACTTAACATGTTTTTGGCTTTAGACGCACCCTTATACGCTACTCCCAGGATGCCTGCTGCGCCGCCTGTTCCGGCAATAGTTGCGGTTTCGGGAATATGGGTTGTAACGTATTCTTGGGCTTGACCGCCAAATGATGATAAGGTATTCCAGATGTTTGCGGCTCCATCAGTTAACATATTGCCTTCTTCCTGTGCTGCCGTAAGTGGAATCAGAGCGCATGCTAACGCTGTGATTGAAAATAATAAAAGGGAAATTACAATTTTGGTTTTCATGGTTTCTGTTTCCTTTTAACTAAATGGGGTAGTTGTTGGAGTTGGAGTAGGTAATGGTGTGGGTGTTGGTATCGGTGTGGGAGTTACCGTTGGTGATACACGGAGATAAACCATTGTTGGCGCTATCGTTATTTGGTTATTATAGGTGTAGAACTCGTCGCCTGCGGATATGAGTAATGAATTATCGGTGTTACTTCGGCCTGTGAGTGGAAACATGTATTCAGCCCATTGGAAGCCTTCGCGTACTGTTGTTTGGAACTCTATGTCGTCGCCTCGGCTACAGTTACCGCTATAGGGTAAATCTATGTAGGTTAAGGTGAGTCCTTCGCCAGGGTTCGCATGATTAGTGTAGATTACTCTGTCGATTCCAATGTTTTTCTCGATGGTGAAGGTGATTGTGCTTGAGTCTTTGCTTGTTTTCTTGTTATTTTGTGGCGCGCTTAAAGCGGATGCAATTAATGCACCTATAACTACTATAACAACAATTATGCCGATGATTACTTTAAGGTTAACGCGGGGTTTATTTTGGCCCATCATAGCAGTTTCACCTCATCTAATGGTTGCTTAAGTTTGGGAAAAGGTACATTGAAGAGATGTATTTTTTCAGCTAATTCTTCGTTGATGTCTTGGGGGTTAAGGTGATAGGTTAAGCCGTCTTTTTGAGTGGTTGCATCAAGTTTAGCTATTACTGTGTGGTTATTTATGCAGCCTGCGCGTGTTCCATCTGATGCTTTTGTTACATTGGAAACTGCTAAGACATACTCTTTTTTGTTAATGTAGAGAAATACACCTATGTCTTTTCGGTTGTATAATTTATCGAGTTCTTTTTCGCTGAGTAGTTGGCTTATGCCGTCTGTGTCATATGCTTCGGTTGTGTTGTTCACGATTGCTTTTACGAATTGGCCTGTTCGCATTTTGTTAGGCTCCTGCGAAGTTGTGTAGCCAATCGTAGTAGTCTATGAAGTATGCTTCTGAGTAGCATGGTTTTCTTAGTTTTAAGCGCCAGTCGTCGCTCATGGGGTTTATTTTTCGGACGGCTATTTTGTAGCTGTCTGGTTCTTCGGGCCAGGGGATTGGCTGGTTTTTGCTGTCAAGTTCTAGCTCGAAGTAGCTAGGTAATAGTATGACGTTTGGAACTTTAAGGGATCGTACGGCTGCATATGTTGCTGGGAACGCTGATGATACGAAGTCTAAGAGGTCTTGCTGTTGCTGCTGGAACTCACGGGGATTCTTTCGGGGATCATAATGCTGGGTGATGTTGAAGCCTAATTCGTCGCCTAATTCTCTTTGCAGTACGTCGGCGGCGGTGATTATGATTGCCATACCTTTGATAGGGCGGCTCATGTTATTCATTTTATAATAGACTAGGTCTTGGAGTAAACGAACCATGTTTACGTCGGGGTCTTCAGATAGGTATTGGTCTTTTTCTTTTTCGAGTTTGCGGCTGAAGCCTTCGGCGCGTGTACCCTTAAGGCAAATAGTGAATACGTCTGATTCCCGCATGTACCCGATGAGGTTAGCTATTTTCTGTTTTGCTAGTTCTCCTATGTCTTTTTGCTGGACTACTTGCCGAATTGTTTGCTGTATGTCTTCGCCTGCTAAGTCACAGATTGGGTTTTGGAGGTAAACGCTTTTTTTGTAGCCGAATGTGTTGTTTTCCCATTCAAGATAGAAGCCTGCTTCTGATGCGCCGCCTGTGAAGGCTTGGGTTTTCTTCGGGAAATGCCCTGCGCGTAGGTTGGCTTTATCTTGGTGGATTTGGCCTGATCCTTCGAGGATTTGGCAGTAGAATTTGTGGTTAGTGTTTTCCGTCATACGCACTAGAGATTCGGCTGTGATTCCCATACCTGCAACAATGGTTGATTTACCGGATGCAACGGTGCCTATGATGCTGTTTCGGCTTTTACATGGAAAAAGTTTAGGGGATAATGCAAGGGTTCCTGGTTGGTTGGTGCTTAATATTCCTGCGGATTTGGCTAAATCGAACAGGAAGCCCTGCTGCATTATTTGACTCATGCTGTGCCGACCTCTTCAACGGTTATGGGTTTGGTTTGCTGGATTGCGGGTTGGACTGTTAAGCCTGTTTGTATGGCTGACTGTTGGGGTTGAAGGGGTATGTTTGCTTTGTAGCCGAAGACGTAGTGGCTGAAGAAGTAGAATATTACTGCGCCAAGTGCTGCTATACCGGCGTCGCCTAATAGTGCGTTGATTACGCTTTCGTTTTCTACGTCTGCTTCCCAAACGTGGAAGCCTAGATAGTACATGCCTAAAAAGCTGAAGTCATAGTAGCCTGTTAAGTGTAGTACAATTATAACCACTGCGGTTATAACTACTGTTAAGAGTATGGCCCAGACCCATAGGGGAGCGCGTTTTTTTAGTTTTGCTGTATAGGACATTAAGTTGTCACCTCGCATCGCTTGTTTTTATGCTGCTTCTGTTTCTTAGCGAGTTTACTACCGCTTTTCCTAGCTGTGAAAAGGGTATCGTGACAACTAAAATCAATGCTGTCCATCACTTATTCAACTCAAGAATTTGTTACTGTGAAAATTGTTAGATTGTTATATCGAAGTAGCCTTCACCGCGACTATCACTAATCACAAGCCCCTGCGGATAATCAGGAATCAAACCGTTTCTTTCACCTTTCATTTCTGATAGAACCGCGCCTGCACAATCCTGTGAGGTGCCCGTGTAGATGCGTTCGCGCATTTCGTCGGGGTTATTGTTTCGGCAGGCTGATACGCTGTGTTTGTAGGCGTATTGTTTGGCGATTCGTTCTTCTAG